CCGATGCTTCCGACCGGCACATTGTAGGCTTCCCCGACTTCAACAGCATTCACCGTTGCGGCGGCGCTGCCGGAAACAATCGTAACCGCTCCGGCCGTTTCAAATTCAAATCCGTCAAGCGTCAGGAATATTGTTCCCGCCGGAATTACCGTTCCGTCTATGCCGGTAAAAGTAAGCTCCGCGTGTGCTTTGGTTCCCGGCTTCCGGACAATCCCACGTTCCTTACACCGCTTGTCAATGTATTCTCCGGATGTTTCGTCAATATAGGCAATCGGCACTAAGGCATTCATAGCCTGATAGTTTTTCCAGATTTGCACGGCGACCGGCCCAACCAGATTATTGGTATAGCTTCCTTCCCTTGTATCAATATTGGTAAGGTCTGAGAATACTTCTTCTTTGATGCTTTCCGGCGTTATATCCTCATACACTGACATTGACCTCCTCACTTAATTGTACATCCCCGTAAACCGTGACCATCGTCCCGGATACTGTCAGCACGTCGTCGGTGAAATCCACCGCCGCGTTCCTGATATCGGTTATGTACGGATTGACCAACAGGCATTCCCGAACGTACCGTACCCCCTCCGCTTGCTTCAGCTCATCGGAATAGTTTTGCCCTATCAATGATTCCGCTTCGTTCCCGTAGGCCCAGGTATAGATTTCATAACGGAACCGCGGCGTGTGCAGGGCGTTCCACGCCCACACAATCACGGCTTCTTTTCCCTCAACCATGACCGGATTCCCGTTTTTCCAGATCGGCCGGTTTTCTTTAAAATTCCATGCCACTTCACGGTATAGCGGAAGTTCAGCAACGGTTTCCGTCGCTTCCGGCTGAATGATCGGAAAAAGGCTCATACCCCCACCACCTTGCAAATAATAATAA